ATAAAAGGATTCCTTTCATCTTTCGGCGGATTTTGGAGGGAGTTATTTGTCAGCATGAAAAGTGCCGTTTACGATTTAATGTCCAGTGTCGTTGATTTGTTCGCATCTCTTCCGGGGAAAATTATAGATTCAATCCTGTCAATTCCGGCGCAAATAAGACAAAGCATTCCAGATATCCAGGGTGCTGCATCCGAAGTATGGAAAACAATCAAGGAAAATGTCGGGGTCAATCTTCCAGGGAAGGCGGGCGGCGGCGATGTCACAGCGGGCGAGCCGTACCTGGTAGGCGAAAAAGGGCCAGAGATATTCAGACCGTCATCTTCCGGTTCTATAACTCCAAATAATCAGATAGGCGGATCGATTAACATAGCGTCGATTGTCGGGTCAATGACGTTCAACGTCAATGGCGGAAGGGAAGCGGCGGCAGAGGTTGAATCTGCTGTCATGTCGGCGCTTGATAAAATCGGGCGTATGGATTTACGCGCCCAGTTGGGGATGTCGTTATCATGAGTTTAACCGGACTGACCAAAACATTATTCGGAGGCCGCGCTCATGCGTATTTGAGCGATGATATTGACGATGTACTTTTCAACGTCGTGACGGATGAATCGGTCACAGATGCGAACGATGTCACGCAACACGCTATTGAAGACGGGAGCGATGTTGAGGATCATGTCATAAGCAAGCCGCGCACATTCGCGGTCAATATTGTTTTATCTGATAATACCATCGATCTTCTTGATCCGATGTCGGTTATTAATAAATTCACAGCGACGATTAAAGACAGAATAGAAATACTGGATAACTGGCTTGCATTGAAAAAGGTATTAACCTATTACGCCATTGATGAGGATATAGAAGATGTTGTTATTCAGTCGCTCACCCGCAGGCGTTCGCTCGACCTCGGGACGGGCGCGGGATTTAATCTCGTTTTATCGCAGGTTAATATCGCGGATTCAGACGAGGTTAATGTCAAGGTCAAGACGGCTAAACCGGCAAATCCGAAAAGCAAAACAAAGGCCGGAGAAGTCAATCAATCGAAATGGAAGCAGACAGGAAGTTTAATACCGGCGGGTAAATAATGGCTGATTATCAATTTGACTATATCCCGATAACAAGCGCAGAGTGTCCGGTTTCTAAATATCTGGCGTTGAATAACGTCATTTATATTTTTGATTTTTCGTATAACGCTTATTCCGATACAGTTTCAGTCGTCATAAAAGACGCGGACGAAAATATTCTTTATTCGTCAAGGTTGACGTATGGCGCGAATATAATAAACGCGGTTGTAAAAGACCTGGATTTATTTTATATTTTCGTTCCTGTTAATCTGGACGATCTTTTTACAGAATTGCAGATTGACGATTCGGTGGTGAACGCGGCAAATTTAGGGGATACGGTTCAATTATACTACAATGGCCGAACTGTTTAATAAAGTTTGCACTATGACAATTGGTGATTCGCCGGGGCGTGTTTTTAAATCCCCGCCGTTTTCTCTCGGCTTCGAGCAGAAAATAGCCGGGGGCGTTGCAAATGCAACGACGGCGCAATTATACAATCCGAATCCTGACACTATCGCGGCGGCGACTCCCAAAAATGTCGGCGGTGTTATGAGAATGCCGCAGATAATCATCGACGCGGGATATGAAGATGAACATGGAGTTTGCATCCTCGGCCAGATATATGCTACCGAGGTAAAACGTCAGGGGTCAAACGTGATTCTCGAAATGAAAATATCAGAACAGACCGCGAAATGGACAGGCGCAATTATAAATAAAACCTATGTCAAGATGACGGCGACTGCTATTATTTATGCGATGCTCGGAGAGGTCGGAATCGCTCCGGGAAGTGTCAAGGTCGGGAAAGAAAAGACATATAAAACACCATTTACAGCTGGGACTTTATCCTGGGCATTGCAACAGATTTGCAGGGATACGGATTCAACATTGTATTTTGGCGCGGGAGTGGTGACGATCCAACCGAAAACTCCAGCGGGAACGAAGATGGCCGTTTTTTTAAATTCAGGAAGTGGCCTTTTAAATCGACCGGAAAAAACATCCATAGGTGTAAAATTCCAGACGCTTTTTTTATATAAACTCGGCGGCGGGTCGCTTGTGAAAATAGAATCTAAAACGATTAACGGATTATATTCCATCGTTGCCGGGTCGAAGAAATTTTCAACATTTCAAAATTCGGAATGTGATTTCGAGGCTGTGGCAGTATGAATTTTGCGGTATTTTTACAAGATTTTTTTCATGAGTTTGCACAGCGGATTCAGTTGGGGCTTCCGGCTAAAATAGTCAGATTTGATAAATCCAGAATGAGGGCAGATGTTGAATTTTATCTTCAATCCGAAAATGAAAAAGGAATTGCCGTAAACTATCCGATTTTGTCAGATATTCCCGTTCAATATGTCAGCGCGGGCGGATATTATATCAGGCCGGATTATCAAAACGGCGATAAAGTCTGGGTGACGTTTTCGACTCATGACATATCGGACGCGCTTTATAATGTCAAGAGTTTAGAGAGTGAAGGAATTTTCAATCTTAATAATGCCGTTGTATCCGGCGGAATCGCTGAAAATAATTTCACTCCGCCGTCTGAATTTTCTTCCGAAGATGGACTTCTAATCGGAGAGAAAACAGGCAACTCATTTATGGTTTTTGGCAAGGATAGTATAAAAATGAAATTTTCAAAGGGCGGAATTACAACGACGTTTGACTCGACCGGAATAAAAACCGACGGCGATATTAAATGGATGGGCGGGTCACATTCAGGAACGTCGCACGTTCATAGCGTAGTTGGGCCGATTGTCACAAGCCCGGCAGTGGGATAATATGAAACTAAAAACAATAAAGATAGTTGACAACGATATTTCAATCACGACTGGCGCGACTGATTTATTGACTGACCTTGAAGCAATGGCGCAGATAATTAAAAACGAATTGCGGTTATGGTTGGGAAGTTGGTGGAAAGATACGACGCTCGGTCTTAACTGGCTGAATCTTTTAGAGGAAGGTGACACTGACCGGATTAAAATAGCGATGCTCCGCGTATTGCGAAAAGATCCACGAGTCGTCAAGGTTCAGAATCTAACGCTTGCAGTTGATAGGCAGACGCGGGCATGTACGGGATCGTTTATAATCCAGACAACAATCGGACAAATATCAGGGAGCATATAATGGCATACGGGATAACAGATCAGGGATTCATTCTAAAAACCGAAACGGATATTTTAACCGAGATGACGGACGACGCGATGCTGGCCGAGAATTTCGGGCCGCTTCAGGACGTGTCAATTTACGATCCTATCGGACAGGTTTTAAATGTTGCGGCAAAGGCCCTCGCGGATGTCTGGGAAAATATCGAGGACGTTTATTATTCGTCATTTGTCGATACCGCGGTTGGTGTTTCCCTTGACAGGGTTCTCGCTCTCGGTGGATTCACTCGTCAGGCGGCGCAACCCGCTACGGTTACGATTACGTTTACGGGTACTCCGGGGACTGTTATAACCGCCGGAGATATCACAGCAAAAACCGCGCAGGATATAGAGTTTGAAAATGTTTATGAAGGAACGATTTCGGGCGGCGGTACGGTTGATATTATTTGCCGTGCAATTGTTGACGGCGCAGATGGACTTGTTCCGCCAAATACAATAAATATCGTATCGGCTTTTTCTGGGGTAACGGCGGCGAATAATGAGCTTGCATCCAGAGGCGGGAAAGATATAGAGACGGATGCGGCTTTCAGATATCGTTATAAAACACGCGGGACAGCGGGCGGATCGAGCGTGCCGGCTATTATTTCCGCGCTGTCAAACGTGTACGGGGTGACGCGACTGAACGTGTACGAGAATCCAACTCATTTACTCGATTCACAGGGCCGGATGCCGAATTCGATTGAGTGCGTTATTGCGGGGACTGCATCTGATGAAGATATCGCAAATTGTATTTACGGCGTGAAGGCGGCAGGGATTGAAAGTTTAGGCAGTGATAAAACCGTGACAATCACGGATTCAAACGGGGACACGCACCCGATAAAATGGACAGTACCGGAAGAGGCTCTCATAAATGTGCTTGTCAAGGTCAAGAAAAATTCCAAATGGGTCGATGCGAATGAAACACTCATAAAAACGCGAACGGTTCAGGTTATCGGCGGCGCGGACACTATCGGGTCAGTCGTTACTGATTATGACGGCCTTTTAGTCGGGACAAATATAGAGGCATGGCAAGTCATCGCTAATTTTGATGGAATCGATGGTATGGATGAGGTGGATGTCCTTGTGGCGTTCTCTCCGGTCATACCGACAACCTTAGAATTTTTAACGATGCCTTATAATCAATACGGGAGATGTGACACGGCGAATGTCACGATTGAATATGTATGAGCGGCGCGATTGATTATCTAAATCTATTTACAGAATCGTTTTTAAATCACGATCCGACTTCTAATCTCGGGAAAATCTGGAAAATTATTTCAACCCAGATTGACGAGGTAACGGTTCAGCTGGATTTAATCCGCGCAATGCTTGACCTGGATACTCAAACGGGAATAACGCTCGACTACATTGGAGCTGGGCTTAATCAGGCGCGGGCGGGCGGACAGGATGACGATGAATACAGAATTTTTTTGAAAGTCGCTCTTGTTTGCCGATATAGCGGTGGGAACATCGACGATCTTGTGACAATCGGGCAGGCAGTCGATGAGGACGATCCGGACAGAATGATTCGGCCTTATGAATTGCCGTATGAACCGGACACTATTTTTCTTGATGGCGATGACGTTCTTGACGGGGCCGATCCGTTATCTCCGTCAGAGGCGTATCCGGCAAGCGTTGTATCTAAAATCGATCAATGGATGGATGATACAGATGTGCCGACAAACCAGGCTCTTGTATTTGACAGTTTAAGAGCGGGCGGTATTTTCGGAAAATTTCACATGACTTATAATATCCTGGAATCCGACATGACGGCCTATGCCGGAGATCCTGTGTCGGGGACATATATCGCGCTCGGCGATGGAAGGACGGGTGCGCCAGGGCCGGGAGATACCGGACTCGAGAATGAGGTTTACAGGGCGGCATGTTCGCATGGTACGTCCGGAGTTGATACTCTTTACATAAATATTTCAGAAAAAGATTTAAACGATAAAGAAATAAATGAAATCGCATTGTTTGACGTGAATCTTGATCTTGCCCTGAAAGCGTCATGGGTGAAAGGAATTTCAAAAAATTCGGCGATGATTGACACATACCAAATTATTTTAGACGAGGAATGATAATGGGATATAATGAGAGTAAAACAAGAACATGGGATAGGACGACCCCGAATGACGGTCTTTTATTCGAGGCTGAATTTCAGCGGCTTTATGATAATTTTATTGCGATTGTTAATAACGGCGGCGCGGCTCCGACGGCTGACATGATGGCACTTTACGCATCGATCCAGGCTATTCTCCCGACTATATACATTCGAGGGTTGATTGTCGGCGGTCTTTTATACCGTGACTCATCACACTGGCCCTATATCATGCCGGGAACATATGAGGTTTACGACGGTACGCTCGTAAAATTAACATCCGTTCTCGACCCATCAAGTGGAGGTCTGATAGGTGACGCATCGGCTCGTGCCTATTATCATTATTATATAATGATGAATAACGCAGGCTCGGCGAAATTACAGCTTGCTACGGGACATTCAACCGGTAAGAATTACAATGTAAATTCGATAACGGGCGGGAATACAATCAACGTAGACGCGAGCGCGGGCGGTGTCCAGCCTGCGGCGGGAATGATCGCCGTCCTTGAATCTTTAACGGCCAGCGGAGAAGTTGGTTTTTATCCGATCGCTTCTGTGGTTGGGTCTCCGGTGACTGCAATAACTTTATCGGGTTCACTGACCAATCAGGGCGCGGCGGCGGGGACGTGTAAAATATACTATCCGCACTCCACCCTGCATGGGGCGGGAACGGCGGCGCATATTACAACGATGTCAGAGATGTTGAAATATACCCCGGCCCCGGACGATGATTTATACGCGACCGCAATAACGAACGACTGGGCGGGGTTTAATAAATCCTTGAACGGCTATTATTCCAAATTTACGGGATATACCGGATATCGAATCCTGGGCGCGGTTCAGATGGACGGCGCGGCGGCGTATTTGAAGCCGTTTTCATATCGGGCGGGCAGGGATAAAAATGACAACTTTTTTTCTGCGGATACTTATGCCGGGCTGGGGGGGACCGACACAAAAATCGTCAAATATACCAACTTGACCCAGATGTTCGGGAATGATTACACCGCGATTTCTATTTCGGCGAACGGAACGTACATCAAGGCCGATTCGGAAATTGATGCGAATATAAACGCATCTATTTATTCATATCCATCATTCGGGGACGCGTCATATTTGGGTCTATCCCTGAACTCGGCGCAATTGACGACGGCGGTTCAATTTTGCACGATGTCAACGATTCTGGCATTGTCGGGACAAAGCACATTTGGAAGCGTTTACGGAATGAATCACGTTTCGGCGGCGGTTAAGTTAAGGGCCGGAGACATAGTGCGACCGCATAGCAATGGTATGCCGCCGGGGGCGACGTCCGGAAAATTCACGGCAAGGATTTTTAAATAATGCCGAGTTTATTTGAAGATCTATGGGCCGCGTTTTATGATGACCCGCAGTATGAGGACATGTCCGAAAATATCGGAATTGCCATTGAAAATTTTTATGTCAATTC